CCTCTCTTAGCTCAGTCGGTAGAGCTGTGGACTGTAGTTCCAATGGTCACTAGTTCGATTCTAGTAGAGAGGACCATTCCTCTGTAGCTCAGTTGGTAGAGCGACAGGCTGTTAACCTGTAGGTCATCGGTTCAAACCCGGTCGGAGGAGATTCTTAGATAGTGTCATCCACTATGTAAAAATCTCATAGTATAATAAACGATGTCGAATCCAACTGCTATGTTAGCGGGTGTCGGCCTTCTCAGCGTATGCTGCATTTCTTCCAGTCTATTAGCCGGTGCTATGGGTGGTGAGAAGACCCCAGAAGAACCCGCGGTTCCAGATGTAAATGATACGATTAAGGGTGTGAGGCACGTAAGACTTGAGAGAACAACGGGGGATTATCCTGCTAATATAATAAATTTAGCAGAAGTTGAAGTATTAGACAAGAGTGGGAAGAACATAGCCACCGGCAAAACTATAACCGGTGGCCCGGGTGGTCCTCATAGCGCCGGCCCGTTTGAACGCCTCGTTGATGGTGATTTAGGCAATTTTGCACACACAACAGGTAATGGTTTATCGTTTCTGGAAATTAACCTAGGATCTGACGCAGATGTAAAATCTGTAAAAATCACAAATAGAGGCGAGACTACAAGCGCTTCTTGTTGCTGGAATCGTATAAATGATGTCAAGGTAATTCTTCTCGACAAAGATAAAAAGGAGTTAAAAACAACTCCCGTGATCGACAATTGGGATAAGAGACATTCGACATACGACTTTACCGCCTCTACATCGGTGTGGAAATATGAGTAAATAATATCGGAGTATAATAAACGATGTCGAATCCAACTGCTATGTTAGCCGGTGTTGGACTTCTCAGTGTGTGTTGTATTTCTTCCAGTCTATTAGCTGGTGCTATGGGTGGTGGAGAGACCCCAGAAGATCCCGCGACTACGACCCCGACCGGACCTTCTTACCCCAAGGGTCAGTATGTCAGGCTGGAACACACTGTCGCCCATGACGCGAATGCGGAAGGTAACGATGATGATAAACACAAAATTATCAATCTCGCCGAGCTGGAAGTGTTTGCTAAGGACGGTACAACCAGTTTAGCCGCCAGTAAAACTGTTGAAGCGGCCAATTTTCATCCCGCGGGTCCTCTACCAAATCTCACCGATGGTAACTTTTCCAATTTTGCACACACTCTTGGTAGAGACGTCAACGAAATTGATAAGATGACCGTTGATCTGGGCTCCGAAAACGAAATCGAAAAGATTAAGATTACCAACCGCGTTGATTGCTGTAAACACCGAGCGCAGGGTATTAAGGCTGTCATTATCGCCGCAGATGGTACGACTGTGGTTAAGGAAACACCCGCTATTACCACCACGGCCGATACGTATACTTTTACGTTCCCTGATTCGACGACATGGGCTTAAAAATTAAGATTAAATAAGTATTAATGTCGACTGTTGTTAAACTTCTTTTTTCTCCAGTTGTTTCCCTCAATAGGAGATTTAAGCGACGAAGTAGATCTTCCCTATTGGATGCCCCACCACCACCCGCAGATATCCCAAATGAATGGGCCTACGGATCGTATTGTTGGATAGCCACAGTCGAGGCGAAAGATTCGGGTGGAGAGGTTGATAGAACGTTCATTGGGTACAGTCAGAATATGGACATTACCGAAAGAACGAGTATCGCGTGTGATAGATATAAACAACCTGGTACTACGTGTGGCGAAGCCCAGATGACGATGCGGGGTGGTGAATGCGACGAAGTTATTTTTATGAAATCTAAAAATGGAAAAATGATCAATCTCACGAACCCATTTCACTAACTTTATCCGGTCCTACATAGACGGGAGGTGCTTCAAGTATCTCAATCTCAAGCTTACCTTCTTGTGATTGAGATGGTCTCACGTAGGCAATACGACAATCATTTGCCCTCAAAACTGGATTTCCTGTCTGGACCGGTACAACAACTGGTTTACACAAAAGAGCGAACATGTTTATTGTTACACGATATTTATTGGACCGGCATAATACGTATGTTTCTTGATTTTTCGTAGCAAGTTCTTGTTTTCCATGTATGCCGTACGACCTCCATGTACGACGAGAGTGTCCCTGGTCATGGTGGCGAGTAAGTACTGCGTGCTATTCTCTTCACACATCTTACAGCGACTGAATACGTCCTCCTTCGTACCCATGTAACAATCGATAACAACATCCAGGGGTCCCATTTCTTTACTCAGTGATTCTATGACGCTGTTAGAATTTTCCACGTGCGAGGGAAGAAAAGTAAAGACCCTGCGCGGTTTCTCCATTTTCGTCGTCATGCTCCTGACCGATTTGAAATTTTGAGATACATGTACCGGGTCCTCCAATCGTACCGACAACCTGTTACTCAACTCGATAAGAGTTTTAGGTAAAACGATTCCCACTGACATATATATTTTTCATTCAAAAAAATCTCACGAAATAAAAACAGATGAATCACTGTTTGGTGTTTGGTGCCAGGGGCCATCTGGCTCAAACTCGTATCATACCCGCTCTCAAAAGAATGGGGTGTCCATATACCCCCATATCAAGAAGGGAAGTAGCGAACTTGGAACATCTCAAGGATGAAAAGAACGTCGTCGCTTACATGGCCATTCCCACACACAACTTTTGCGAAAACGTGGAACCTTATCTCGGGGTCGTCAACCCGACGTATATCCTCGAGAAGCCACACGGACACTCGAAGTACGATTTTGAACGAATCAAAACGTTCATCGAGGATAACGGTATAAACGTGGTGTATAACGACCACTACCTTTTCAAGGACACGATGAATCATATCCGTTCTCCTAAAAATCTCAAAACCATAGAAATCAAAATACACGAAAGTGATGACATGAATGATAGGGTAAACTACTTTGATACTGTAGGTATAGTGGGTGACATGTATCAAAGTCATTGCGTCCTATTGTTTGCCACCATACTCGCAAAACATTTCGGTGAAAGTCGTAAAAAAATCTTAAAAGAATTGAGTTTGGTAAAACCAGAAATAATGCAACTTGCAAGAAATCGCGCGTATTGGGGTACAGCCCCTACGGAATGCAAAATTCAAATGACATACAGGGGTATCGAACTCGTGGCCGATCTTCAGAAAATGGTACCCAAGGAAAAGTACATACTCATGAACGGAAATATAAAATGGGAAATGGATTACGGTGTGTGTGCTTACGAAAACGTTCTCAGAAATATAGATGCTGGAAATACACTCCAGTTTTTAGACGAAGAAGAGGTGGACTATTTATGGGATCACGCCTCGATCATTTCGTGCTGACCGAAATAGTTTCTCTGTGCCATGAGAAGCTTCATGGACGTAGACGTCTGATGCGTAAAATCGTACTGTGTGAGTGCAGCCTGAACTGCTGGCGCGGGGATACCCGCCGACGTACAATACATCATAAACACGCGCGCGTTATCCACCGTTTCTTCCAGAATATTCCTGCAATTCTCACTAATCATAGGACATTCAATAATAGTACCAGAAGACCAAGCCTTTTTGATACTATCATCGTCCACGTGACGAGTCGCCATGAGCTCGTACCCCTCCAAAATAGAAGCGGCAAACACGAAACGCATGGTATCCAGACCGACGATTGGGTCGATGGCGTAATTCGCGTGTTGTGCGGTATTGATAGCCTTGACGTGTCGACTCGTGAATCGTGCATTTACCGCTGAGTTGATGGTCGGTGTAGGAATTCCATACTCGAGACCAATCTGCGAACACCACAAACCTGTGTTATTCATGTCGCCCACGTCAGCGATTTTGTGAATTTTGTATTCATCGAGTACGTGCATGGCCGAACGTGTGAGGTACCCGTCGATATCACTACCCTCAACCTCCTTTAGAACCTGATTCATGTAGTACGTATCTTGGTTGCAATACGCAAACACATCTGCGATACCTTGGAGCATACCGTATTCGACACCGTTGTGTACCATCTTCGTGAAATGACCCACGCCATAATCCTGACCCATATACGCAAAGTTCTTTGCGAACGAATCAAAGAGTTCTTCATTCTTTTTGAATACCTCCTCGGAGCATCCAATCATCAACGCCGGGCCCATGCGCGCACCCTTCGCACCTCCGGAAAGACCCGTCCCCACGTAGTTGATACCCTTCGATTGGCAATACGCACCACGGTTCCTCGAAGTCCTGTAGAATTCGTTGGAGCAGTCGATAATGGTGTCATCCTCACTAAGAGTCTTACTCAATTTCTTGACCATGGAATCTGTGACCTCTCCATGGGGAAGTGCGGTGATGATCGTTCGAGGCGTTTGCATCTTACAAACCATATCTTCCATGGATTCGTGACCGCGAATATTCATACAATCACCCGCGAGGGACCTAACCTGTTCGGGTGAACGGTTATACACGTGAATTTCATGAGACTTTTGGATGTTGAGGGCGAGGTTACCACCGATGGCACCGAGGCCGATGAGACCGAGAGACATGTGTTCTACGAGTTCATGCATCGTATATTTTAAGTTCGTTCCAATCTCGAATACTTATGTCACTTTCTTGACACCATGGATAAATATCTTCACCGATGTAGTTGATTGCGCGGACACCATCTTCTATACACCTGTCACAAATACTCTTGTTGTCATCTATTATGAGGCCTATGTTGAGTGCACGGCAAATATCAGCTTTGTGTACTTCGTTTGGGGTGAAACTATTAGTCAAGATGACATCATCGAATACACCCGGAAAGAAACTTTCAATCCACGTTTCCGTTTCTTCGCGGACGACATCTTGACGCCCAGTGACGACATACATTTTATTGGAGTGTCTTTTTAGTTTGTACATAGCTTCTTGACTCCCCTTTATAGGTACGAGATCCATGAAGTCTTTGGACTGATAAAATTCCCTGACCATTTTCTGTGAAGTGGCTTCATCTATTTCAAATATTTCACGGTACACGTAATTGTATTTGGGTTTACTCCAAAGTTTGTGAACTTTGTGATGATGCTTCGCCATTGGAAAGAGGAATTTTACTAAGACTTCATCGATGTCGATCGCGATTCGGTTCATTTCTATACATCAATATTATTCATAATCTCTAACTACCACACCTACGGGAAATCTTGGGACACCAATCGCAGTTAGATTTTGAAATCGAACGGTCAACTGTTTTCCGATGTATTTTTCTTTTTCAACGAGATACTCTCTTCGCTTTTCCAACGTGCCTTCGGGTTTGACGGAAAAGTGTTGTTCTCCCGTCTTACAAATCCAAATGGCAGTACCCTTCTCACGACCCGTACCCTCTTTAACATCCACAATGGGGTATTCTTCAGTTTGGAAAGCCTTGTACTTGAGAAGATAATTGCTTCTCTTACCAATCTCATAGGTACTCATGGCGTCACGAATCATGATACCCTCGTGCCCCTGGCTCACGAACATGTCGTGGTAGCCCACAATTTCAGACTTTTTCTTCACGTGAAACGTATCGACGGTGACATGCTTCATTCGTTCTTCGAATGTGAGATTCGGTCGGTTCATATCGAAATAGTCGAACACGTGAAATTCCAGTGATTCGGGGTTCATCTTGAACATACTCGTGATCTCCTCGAACGTCTTGTTGGGAGCGTAGCACTCTCCATCTAGGTACTCACCGTCTTTGAGTCCATTCGCGAGGTGATCGACACCGTGGACAGGCTTTCCGGTTCGAGAGAAGCATCCTTTATTTGACACGAGAAGACGAACCCCGTCCAATTTGGGTTGAACGTAAAAGGGTTCAGTGATGTACTTTTGACGATCTTCCCACTTGTTTGCCAACATAGGAAGAATCTGTGTACACTTGGTCTTCTCATTGTTCCACATGGTCTGGGCTCGCATGAGCGCCTTTTCGTACCCCGTCTTCACATTCGTTCGGGACACGGATACCTTCTCACTCCCCACGACACCAGTCGTCTTCACGATGTCAGCAGTTCCGTTAGCAAGGTCCTCGACACGGATATCCGTGAATCGCTCGGTCCCGTTCTTGTCTTTCTTTATAAGGCGTTCCATTATACTGTATTAATATCTCAGCTTTAAATAGATGTCGGATTTACCGGTTGTAAATTATGGCAGAATGGAACGACTTAGGCCTCCGGAAAGCACAATTGTGCCATTAAATTTGAATACGTTTTGTGTTATATTTATAATTTTATGTGTACTAGCTCTCTACAGGCGCTCTGTGAAGATTACTCAAGAGCGTGGACGATTCCATACTTGAGGCAGTCGCGAGGATTGAGATAGATATCCTTCTTCATGAGCTTCTTGAGCATTTTCTCAGGAATCTTAGTCTTCTCGAGATACATCTTCTTCAGCATCTTCATAAACTTATCTGTCGACTTCAACTCGTGTTTAAGTTCCTGAAAATTTCCCCACATCTCCGTAGAAATCTGGTGAATAAGTACATAGGCATTCCGACCCATCTTTCGCTCAGCACCTCCGAGAAGCATGAACGTCGCTGCACTGCAACAAGACCCCTGTGCGATGGTAACAACCTTCACGCGCGAGGACTCGAGTGTGTTCATTAACGTCATTCCAGCAAAGATGTCGCCACCGTCACTCATGATATGAACCCTAATGATTGGTTCGTAACCAAAGAGTTCAGCCTTCTTCTTAAGAAGATCAATCTCCAACTTTTTGAACTTCTCTACAAAGTCAAGTGCATTCTCTCTATCCACATCGGCGTAGAAGAGGATTTCATTTCCGATAACCTTGACACACTCTTCGATCTCAGTTTCTTCCTCCTTCGTAGACATTCTTGAGAGCCTTCTTTACTTTTGTCACGTCTCTTGATTTTAAGTTGTTTCCGACGGCCAAGTGATTGATCACGTCGAAATCTTGAGGTGAGATTTTGTAATCTACGAGATTACTTAGGTCCCCTTTCTCCGCATACTTTTTCAAGAGGCAGAGTTCTTCAATCCCAAATCCCAATCTGGATTTCTTACGAATCTCGTCGTACTTTTGTTTACGCATCTTGTAATTTCCCAACTTTGTCCAACAACTTCCGGGTCGAATCTTATCTTTCACGAGCGGTTCGCCGAGAGATGATTTTGGTATGGTCAGAGCATGTAAGACGAAGTATGGCATGAGATTCCAGTTTCCGTATGTGTAAATGTGACTATCGTAATAGTCCGCATCAGAGAATGAGCTGGATGCGGCCACGACGTCGACACCTTTCGAGTCCAGGTAGTTTTCCTGGAAGATGTCCCACATATGTCCGTGTTCGGCTATACTATCGTGAATGGGTATGGGTACAGGATCGGACAAAATATCCGCTATGAACTCCTTGGGGGTTTTGAAATCATCCATCACATCGTACCCATCGAGATAGGTGAAAAAATTTCGAATGTTTCCCTTACACATATGAGCCGCACTCTCCACCTTTGGTCCTCGTTCGTCCGTGAGTTTCATGAGTGTCTCGGGTTTGTGTTTCGGTACGAAAACCGTCTCGAAGTTTGGATACATACACATGTTCGTGGACGTCACTAAAAGCGATCCACCTCGGGTGATATGATCACCGTCAGACACTCGTTCGATTATAGGTTTGAACACAGGGTCATAGTCTTCGATGAATACATATTTGGATGAGGGTTTTATGAAGGGTAGGAACAAACATTTACTTTTCATGTGTTCCGAAAGAAGTTCGACATGACTCACGCCTTCGAGCACCCGTTTAAGAATGTATGACTTTCCAACACCCGAAGCTCCGCATATGAAAACGTTCTTTCGTTCACGGATATATTTACGAATGAGTTCAATCTGTTTCGTGTGAATGGTCTCCACGCTATTTTCGACCTCTTTTTTTTGCTCGACTATTTTAATGAAGGAATCCATCGATGACCTTACTGATCAGGCCATAGATTTAGTGCTTCAAAATAACGCACTACATAAACGTATCGTAGAACCTTTAAAAAGGAAAATTTTACCATACGTTGCATGTGGAGTTCTTATGAACGTCGTCATGTTCATTCTCTTGGTGTACCTTGCTCGACGTCTGTCTCTTCTTCCTCTTCCTCTTCCTCTTCATACTCTTCCTCCTCAGGCTCCTCTTCCTCTTCCTTAGGTGCTAACATTTTACCTATTTTCTCGAACGGTGTATCCTTGGTGATGGCCACGATGGGCTCGACCGTCTTGGGAAGTTTGAGGGGTGGTATGGGACGTACAGTGAGTATCTCCGGTTTCGTAAAGACACCCTCGATGGGATACTCTTTATCGAAATTCATGAGTATCTTTTTAGGGATAGGAGGGGACTGCTCCAAAAGACTATCATACATCGCCTTACACTCTTCGACGAATTTTAGACCCTCCTTTTTACGTTCTGCACGGGGGAGTGAAAGCTGTAATCGAATATTTCTGGACAAACTTCCATGTCCTAACGCAGCAGTTCTGTGATTCTCCATCAACTCGTTCACCTTAAGGAACTGCATGATCGTGGCTATGAGACCGGCAACCAGGTTCATTCCACCGATGATGGCCGGTGCAGAGCTACGCATACCCTCTGGGAAAGTACTCTGGGCGAAGTTCGCCGTACCAGTTATGGTCGACAGTACAATCACGGGTAAATTGAAATGTAAACTCATTCTTTTAAATTGCAAAAACGCTCGATGATGCATGTAACGATAACACGCACTGGCCTCACCCCATTGCCTGAGCACATTTTCGTGATAATCGTTCCACATTTCCTCCATATTTTTTTCCTCCGTCATCTTATAATAGATGAACATTATATTTCTTCTGCACACTCTATTCCTATTAGCTATTCTTATCGTTCCGTTTACCAATAATAAGAGGAACCTAGAATTTTACTCGATCATTATACCCTTCATCTTCTACCATTGGTCGGTGAACGATGACACGTGTGCACTGACACAAGCGGAGATGATGGTTACCGGTAAACACAAGGACGAGACCTTCATGGGTAGACTCGTCGGTCCGATATACAAGATGGAAGAGAACCAGATCAATAACATGACCAAAACCCTATTCTTTGTTTTATGGGCTTTTGTCGGATACAGGTTGGGACACTTCGATATATTTTTCGATGACCTAAGTGATTTGCTTAAAGGTAAAAAGGTAAAGTAAAGTATCATGGATCTTAAACTTCAGAGTGAAATCAAGAAACTCGTGTACAACCGTGATTTGTATCACGCCAACTATGTCGAAGAATTGGAAGAGTTTGAAACGAAAATTCAGCGACTCGACGCTCAAGCCGACCGGACCGAGTCGGAGGTAAAGAGGCAGATCCTATCCAAACAGAAGGAATATTACGAGAGGCAAATTGAAAAACTCGATAAAAATTTGGAAATCACCACGAAAGCTATCAATCAAAAGATTGAGTATTTTGAGGAGCAACTTCAAAATCTAGAGAAGGAGAAACGTTCACTCGACTACAACGTTGAGAAGCTCAAGAAGGCACTCGAGAGACGTAACACAAATGAGATTTTCGACATGTTCGAATTTGTGACGAACGCAATCACGATCATTCGAGAGGACATCAAACCTACTTCTTCGAAAGCTGATGAACACGCTTAATGAATTCCTTATTACGTCGAATCTTGGGGTCGGCGGCTATGAGGCGCATAAGTGCCGCGGTGGGAATCTTGGGAGTATTACCCGAAGGCTTGGGAGTTTTCTTTAATTTCTTCTTAGCGTTCTGGAGTTGTTTAGTAGTTGGCATTATACTATAGGTTGCTAAAATATTTCCTCACCTATACTATAATGAAGAATCGACAGAAGATTCAGTTGATGACCTTGACTCTTATCGTGCTCGTGGGTGTACTCGGCTACATGTGGTACAACCCTAAGGTTGTGGAGGTTCCGGTCGAGGTTGTCCCCGTTCCACCCCGCCCCGTGGAGACGCGTCGTCCCCCGGTGCGGGAGCCCGAATTCAGGGGTCCACCCATCAAACAGTACAAACCTGGCTACATGCAGCAGATGGGTATTATCACGGGTGGTGATGGTGAGACACTCCCTCTCTATGGTAAGGAGGTGCGTGGGCGTCGTGACCGCTATCATTACTACACGACCACCGGTGGGGAGAATTTGTACCCCGTTTCTATCAGTCACAACGCGAGAGACTGCATGGAGGACATCGGTTGCGAAGAGTTGTACGGAAATGAAACAGTCACCGTATTGGGAAAGACTGGTTCATTCACAGTGAATATGTATCGTACGGATGATTTCTTTTAATTTTCAGCTTCTTCTTTTTTCTGCTTAACGCGCTTCTGTATATCGTTAATCAGAGAACTCGTCTGACTAGAAGAGCAGCACGCCGAAACGGCGCACGCCGCAAGAATCGGAGGGGATTTGAAAGGTATGCGCATGATACCCATGATACCCATGATGGAACAAACTAAACACGCGATGGTAAATCCAAGTTGGGTGTTACCCATGGGTTCACCAGAAGTCTTGAAGAGATTTCCAATCATCTTTTACTATACGTCAACAAAAATTATTTCTCAACCGTGTCACGGTATCGTATTCTCTGGTGAGAAATCCGGTGTTTCCTGCATATTTCGATTTAAGTCGTAAAAGTTCGGCCACCCCCTCGTCATCGAGATGTCTAAGAAAATCCACCTTCATCTCCATATCGTCAAGCTGGTTTCGCTCTTTCATGTGTTGAACGTACGGCCATGTGTGTTTTCGTAGAGAATGAACTTCTTCCTCGAGACGTCGAAGTCTGGGAAGAAGAATCTTGTGAATCAGCACTCTAAGCTGTTGTGCATCACTCATCTTATGGTGAAGACGTTTTTTATCTTTATACAAATTAAGATGTCACTCCCCCAATGTAAGCGAGACTTTATTAGAAAACTAGTCACGGGTGTATCTAATGTCATGGACTTTGACAAACTCTTACACTCGATAGACAAAACGGATATCTTCATCAAAAAACACTTTCTCGTTCGAACCGATGATGGGTCTTACATGGTAAATAAAACGAATTTTTGTATGTGTGTAAAGTCACTCGATTTTGAATTGCTATGTAAAATATTTATTCGTTTGGATACGTACGGTGTCACATTACGAAAAGTGTTTCTCGAGGCGAATGTGAATCCGTTATATTTTAGTAAGGAGGAGTTGAACTATGCTCAACTCGTTGGACAAGGTGAAATCGAAACTTTTTTCGATTTGGTTCTCTTTTGAGTAAAAAATCTCAGTTAACAGTAGATGCAGTACCGTGACTTGAAAAACAAAGCCAAAAAGCTCGGTCTCCGTGTGACTAAAACTGTCAAGGGAAAACGAGTCAAACTATCAGCGAAAGAACTTCGCTCTAAAATTACTATGAACTTTGAGAACAGTGTGAAGAATGCACAGAAAGTTATCAGAGTGTGTCAAAACATTGTCGCACCTACCGTGGTTCGTGCGGGTGCTCCATCCGCACCTCCTCCACCTCCACCTCCACCACCCCGACGCCCGGTCATCAACGCGAAGCGCGCGAAACTCATGGCCGAACTGAAAAATGTCCTTAAGAAGAAGGGACTTTCTACTCCTTCGTAATTATCATAGAATGAATGGTAGTACATTTTTGATTGAATGGACCTCTGCGCGATAATTTGCTACCCTTATACCCCTCCTGAGAATACATGTCGACTGTAAAACCGTCTGGTACGATGATGGATTTAAAAGGAATACCCAAAGATATCTCAGCTTTTACAAAATCCGAAGCATCGCCAAATTTACCATGATCGTCACCCTTAAAATCACATTCGAAGTATGCGGTAATGTAAGGTAACGCTTGCTTTTCGGTGATGAGATTCTTTTCTCTTTCCTGTAAGAAGAAATAGATTCCACCTCCTACTGATCCCACGAAAGATGAGAAGGCACAGGCCATAAGAAGTACTTCACCCATATTATAATCTACGTACATTATAATATGGCTGCTATCATAGCTCTTTGCTTCTGCTCTTCTTTATCCGCTGCAGGGGGTTGGTTTGGTGGGTTTATCCCAGGGACCGAACCCCATTTCTTAAAAGAAATGAACGCTACCGAATGGAAGAATATCGCGAATGATTTAAAGGTCATGAACGAAGAGAGAAAGGAAGAAATGAAAGAATTAGATGAAAAAGCCGGACCGGATCTGTCTGGTTTATCTGCAGATGAACGTGTAGAATTCATGATGATGGCTAAAAACCACATACAGAAACTTCGTGAATCCGAAACATGTGAAAAGGCAAAGGAATTACTCGATGGTAACAAGTTCAAGGATACTCTAACTGCTTATCCGAATGACATTTTTACGCTCAGTGGTTCAAAACGTAAACGTGAGGTATGGGAAAGTGCGGTTGGAATAGACGACGACTTTCCAAAACGGGAGTTAGATGGTGCATTGGAAGTGTGTATAGCGACTGACGAGGCCTTTGAAGAAATTATGGAAAGATTCAACTAAACACCAAACCAAAACGTTTCGACATAAACTTCTCAACACCCTGGAACGTAGGAAAACTCCAGAGGTACCAACGGGACCAGAAACCAGCCCCGTCGATACCACTCATTTTCCAATTCTCTTTGTCACTCCCATCGATGCTTAGCATCTTATCTTGAATTTTCTTGGGATCTCGCTCAGCTATCGTGCTTTTGGGTATCCTACCTCCATGTCGGAGGACATAGGAACGCATACGTGAAGGATTCTTGTGCTTGGTGTAGTCGGAGTACCCACGTGCACCAAAATCAACAGTCCTGCCGTCTTCGAGGGTCGCCCTGAACTTCTTTTTAGGGTTAGGGCTACGAGTTATCTTGACGCGCATACTTACATTTTACGAAGATAATTTACTTACAGCCCATGCAACCGTACTCCTCCTTCTTAGCTTGGGGAAGGAAGAAGAGACGCTCGGGGCCGCGCTTTACACGGTAGAGGTGGTCGTACATGTGGAGCAGACCGATGGTGAGAGCGAGGGTGGCGATGACGACACCGTTCACCTTGCGAGAGACGAAAGCGTACGCCGCGATGAGAACAGCGAGAATCATCTGAACGATAGTGAGCTGAGGGATGGCGGGCATCTTAAAGCGAGACTCGGTGGTCTTGACCTCAGGAGTGGGCTCGGGCTCGGCATACTTGGACGTGTATCCAACGGGCATTTTATAATATCCTGAGAAAATAATGTGGAGGTTCGCCTTCGTTCCCATACTCATGGTCCTCTATGATTTTGTCAAGGCTCCCATCGATCGACTCTACTTTACAAATCCTTGGCGACCACTTCTCGGAATACAAAATACATTCAGGGACATCGTACATGGTTTCACCGAACATGACGTAAAGCACTACCCGGGTTTACTTCTAGTCAAGCTTCACTATCAAAAGATACGTGAAGAGTTTGAACGGGTTTCACCCACTCTAAAAAAGCGTCACCAACATGATGAAGATGTATGGTCTGAGAAGAATGACGGGTACTACTATTACAAAGTCAAGGACTTTCCTTTGTTGAACAGTCTCGTAAATCAGATACCGTGTATTTATAAGGACACAGCCATGTTTGTGGTCATCGAGGGTCCCATGATACTTCCTCCACACAGGGCTGAATCGAATGAACTCTTGAGGTATCAGCTCACTATACAAGGTGACGGTGATTGCACTCTGTATACTGACAGGGGTACCTTTGTTCAACACGAGGGTGAAGACTTCTTTTTCGATCACGGACGATACCATGAACTTATCAAAACCGGTGAAGGTAAACGGGTTTTACTCATACTCGATGTTCATAGATGATTTCTGCACACGGCTTCGTACATGTCACTCCCACCGATGAGTTCGAGAGTCTTGTCATCCACGATCCTTTTCGTGAACGGACCTGGAGTTCCATCGTTACAATGCATACATAGCGCCGAAAGTTTAGTCACGTCACACGCGAGTGGAATACAGTCGATAAGTTCACCAAACTTTCTCTGAAACGAGTCGGCGTCGAGACCAGCCAAAATGATACTCTTTTCAGAGAGAAGACAACACTCCACAAATTTTTTGAGTCTGGGGAAAAATTGGGCTTCATCTATGGCGATAATATCGGCGTCGTAAAACTCACTTACATCCATCAGGTCAAATAGGTCGTGTGTTTTGTAACAGTTGAACTTCACGTTGTCGTGTGTTTTCAAAACTTCATCTGGGCACCTCGTGTCTTTACTGGAGTTGACGACGAGAATCTTCTTGCCTATGACTTTCAGACGCTTAAGTCGCCTGATGAGTTCCGAAGTTTTACCAGAAAACATATTTCCCATAATTATTGAAAGACCCATCCCGATTTATTAAAAATATCTCGTATTTTTTATATGGGTGACGTTCACAGGGCTTCGTATAATGGGCACACGGGGTACTACAATCCTAGAACAGGACGGGTTAAATTTGGAAAATGCATATATCCGAGCATCGAGGTAGCGATAAAATATCTCAAGGCAAAGTAAGATGCCTCTCACAGATGTTCAGATTCTTAAGAAGGTTGGTGAGCTGCGTAGAACCAAAGGTAAGATATACGCTCCACTCAAGTATTTCCGGGGACTCACCACCCTCAAAGAGGTCGAAACACGATACAAAAAAATGCTTAAACGAGATTACAGCAGCTTCAAAACGGACGAGGGACAGAAGACAAAGACTTCCTCCTACACCCAAAAGTTTAGGAAGAAGTACGGACCTAGTGTCAAATCCCTTCCAAACATTGCTAAGGCTACTGGCGTGCCTTTGAAGACCCTCAAGACGGTCTACGACAGGGGTCTCGCTGCGTGGAGAACCGGGCATCGTCCGGGAGCCTCTCCACAGGCGTGGGGGTACGCGAGGGTACACAGCTTTGTCACGAAGGGGAAGACGTACTACACGGCTGACAAAGACCTTCGGAAGTGAACATTTAAAATTTTATTATATCTATACACTTGTTTATAATATCATCATTTCGTTTTTGAATGAGTGTATCGTAAATCGAGTTTGGATTCTCTGTAATAATATCTTTCACAAAGAATTCTGGGTACTGCTCTACGATTTGTCTTGTAAAAGAAAATGTCGATTTGGTATAACTTTCTCTCTTTTTAAACATAGAAGTCTGAACTCCTCTATTTCCTGTTTGAACATTTTCAGTGTTCTTAGACTCTAACAGGGTTATATTACCCCAAGAACTTATGAGATTTCCATTTGTTAATATGGGTTTAGCTTTTTGTGAAACAATATGCTCATGGTCAATTCCATCTAAATCAAATAGATTAATTGACGATGTAGTCTTTGTTTCAATATACGCTAATATACTTTTAATTTTTGCTATACCAGCCTTATGGAATTGTTGACGTTTCACGATCTCTCTTTCATCGTTAGTAACAAGACCTGAAATACCCCGGTTGAGTAGTTGATAGATTTTAACGTCTAATTCCTCTTTAGTAATTCCATTGTTCAAATAGGATGTAAGAAATCCAGCAAGTGGATTAGAATAACGTAGACTATTGAACGTTTCTTTAAGCCCATAGAATGACACGTACATTTGCCATGCAACTAATTTTTCTATAAACTTCGAATCGATACATTCTTCCTTGTAAAATTTTGGTAAGATCGTGTATGCATAAGCTTCCCATGAGAATATTACACCCTTTTTTTTGTGTAGAACGAGTCTACCGTATCTATCTCCTTTGATATCATCCATTATAGAATGCAATTTTTCAGCTATATCTAAATACTTTATAGTATTTTCATAAGTATTTTTTTTATCATTGTAATCTATCAATTTTTTATAGTCAGCTTCTTCTGTCAGACAAGCCGCAACCATGTTTTTATTATATATCTGTATAGCTGTCCTAAATATTTTTATTGCCATAATCATTACCATAAATATCGCTCTTTTTTTGATTTTTTAATTCCTCCCACCGTGTAAATATCTCGAATTTTTTGTCGTCGGGAATATTAGTTAATATGTAATTTTTTACTACGTCTATTGTCGCCATTTTTTCTCCACGGTTATTCTCATAATTATACAATTTACTCACATAGTCTAAATCTGTACAACTCTTAACATTTACTATATAATCGTGTAATAGCAAATGGATACAATCTTTTATGTTATTAAGTGTTGAACACTTCTTAAAAATATAATAACAGAGATGTTCATATGCGTTTAACAATTTATTTGATTTAACAGAACCTAATTTTTTATCATTTTTTATCAATTTATTTCGACTTTCCTTTGATATTACTTTACAACTTTTAATCAAATGACGTCTAAAATCTGTTGTAGTTTGTTTGTCACATGCTATAATTTCACCACAATGTCGACATTTTATCCGCCCATCACCACATTTAGAGAATTCCAAGTCTTGGAAATTTACAAGTGGTTCATAATCATTTATGATAGACGTGAGGGTCGTCTTATCTAATGGACTCACACAATTAACGCGCGGGTGTATTATTGTACTTTCGTCATCCAAATCATAGTTTTCGTTGGTATCCAACTCGGTGACGTTGCGGATTTGTTTTTTTAGCTTTTCGACGTGTTGTTTTTCATAATCTACATTTGCGTGTGGAAATATATTTTCTAGAAAATTACGAAAAGCTAAAAGTGCTAAAATAACCGTTATGATTCTCTGTTGTCCGTCCCATATTTCTTTGTCACCGTCAGTTTTGTATTGAATAACATTACCATAACACATTTTTTTATTGGATTTCAAAATTTCAACCATATCATCTATAAAGTCATCAACAGATTTTCGTGTCCAGCAGTAATTTCTTTGATTCATCGGGATGGTTATACTACCACATTCATTAAGAAACGCCTTCAAAGATGCTTCTTGCTGGCTCCACGGTGTAGCACGAGTTACGTTCGGCATGTTGAACAATTTATTAATTTTATATGGTCCTCTTTAACTATATTCTTTATCTCAGCCAACAAAAATCTAGGATAGATACAATGGTTCATGCAGAACGAATACATGAAGAAATACGTGTTTTAAACATAAAAGACGAAACATTACTATCGTTTCGTGTTTTTGAAAATTTCAATAAAAGGCTCGATCAATTTAAGACGATCAAGTTGGGTTTGTTCCCATATCGCGTTAAATTGACAGAGGAAGAAGAGGAAGAAAAGGAACTTCTCGATAAGTATTTTAAAACTCTAGAGGAATTGTTCCCCGAAATGGCGGTTAAGTGGAGGAAAAGATATTTTTAATAAAGTTTACGTAGCGTTCATCCTTTTCTATCATGAAACAGTCTCTCCCCGTATTTTTACACGCTACACCTATACTCCCACTACCAGCGAAGCAATCGAGAACGAGATCCCCTTCGTCGGTAGTGTGTCGAATGATATTTTCTAGTAGTGCTACAGGTTTAGGTGTGATGTGAATTTCGTTACGCTTTGCCATGTCGTAATTCCATACACAGTGATCCGTCTTTTGGTTGTTAAATTTTGGGACTATATCCTCATATTTGAGACCCAGGTGCTTTTCTATAGGTTTTATGGTGTCTCTCGTTGGCATATTCTTACCCGTCTCTATGTTGGAATACCAACCAGTCATACCCCCGGTTTTGGAAAGAATCTCTCTGGAGATGTCTGTCTGCTTCACACCAAGTTCCAAACGTTTATCGCGGATGATTGTAGAGTTGTCGAAGGTATAAAAAAGGATATATTCACACATCTTATTCCAATTGTGCATGTCGTTCTTGACGACGTACCCGTCGAGGTACCCTTTTTTAGACGAACCATCGAAACGTTTGTTCCACGTGATCATGTTCTTAAACACGAGTGACGTATTTTTCTTGATAGAAATCATGAGTTCACTAATCTGTTCCATGTCGTTGTGAAAAAAGAAGAGACTCCCGTCACGCTTCATTTTCGTTTCGAGTTTTTGTATGACACTCGTGAGCCATTCGACATAGTTTTCTATGGTGTCCCACGTATCTTTACCTATGTTATATGGTGGATCTATACAGACGAGTTGTACGCTCCTATCTTTTACATGGTCGAGTTGTTCTAGACAGTCACCGTGACGAATCTCTATCATTACAAAGTATACGCAGTCTATTTTTAAGCTCCGTAGTCGGCGACTCTTCGTAATCTTTGGCGAAAATGTGGCGAGTCAAAACGTTCTTCCCCCACCAATCGGTTACCCCAACGGGTCATCAAAAAGACGTTCATACCCCTGATAGTGAAACTTCGTTCGTTTCGACAGTTCAGGTGACCAATCTCAACCCCCGTCTCGTTTTCTCTCGCGTTTTGGGCGATCATCTCCATCGTGATCGGTTCTCCAGTCACGGGACACACGAGGGTATCGTTCCGAGAAATGAGTGGGTATTTAGCTCTGAGCCAGTACCAATTGAGTTCGAAAAGTGGATGTACAAACGCTCCCTTTACCTTTTGGAGGTAAGTGTAAATATCGATCAGGCACGTCGCAACACCCTCCGGTGTCGAAGAGTTCGCGATCGGAATTGCCACGTCAGAAACACCGCGAGCTTTCATGTACTTCGTGGACTCCTTTGACAGACGCACAGGATACAGTCTCGATGCGCGATTTTTCAGGGGTCCCTTCGCCTCGCCTTCGGTCGTGCGAATGTAATCCAGCTTCTT